TGCGGCGACCTACGGTCGTGCCCGGGCTGCAAGCCTGCCAGCCCCTCGCCCTAGGATCGGGGCAGACGGCCGCGTTGCGGGCCTTACCCGTGCCACTCTCAGGAGCTCCCCCATGTCCGAGATCAAGATCCGCCGGCGTTCGCGAACGCTCAACCTCACGCTCACCACGGCGACCGGCGCGGCCGACACGCTTCGCATGGAAGACTTCGCAGGCGGCGTGATAGACCTGGGCACGATGAGCACGGCCGCCACCACTCTGCAGATGTGGGGAGCCTCGGGTGAGGAGTCGCCGTACCGCCGGGTCTACAAGACTGACGGCAGCGTGGCCGACATCACGCTCGCCCCCTCGAGCACCGAAGGCCGCATCTACTCGCTGCCGGACGAGGTGTTCGCCCTGCAGTTCCTCCGGGTCGTGAGTGCCACGACGAACAGCACCGGGACTGTCGGGATCGTCACGCTGAAGAGCTAGCCCATGCCGCAGCGGGTGCCACGATTTAGGCAGCCAAGGCTCAAGCAGAGAGAGACTCGCCCGAACGCGTTCGCGCGTGGCTATTGCGACCAAGATCACTTCTCGTGGCGTGATGCTGTACTGCTACGTGACGCGTGGCAGTGCCAGCATTGCGGCCGTGTCTGCGGCCAGAAGGGCGAGGCTCACGCCGACCACGTCAGCCCTGTGATCGCAGGGACAGACAAGTGCGAGGATGGCCGATCAAGGTATGACGTGTCTGCCGGCCAATGTCTGTGTGCATCATGCCACCAACGCAAGACAAACGCAGAGCGTGACGCTAGGCGAACACAAAGGGCCGCAGCCGGGCCGTGACGCCAGCGTGCGCCTCCCCACCCCCTATGCCGGTCGGCTCGAAAATCGGCTGTCTGAGGAAAACCATCTGTTCCGGGGCATCGGTCCGAGCGACCCTAAAGCAACGGGGGTGGGTCTCTTGGTTTGACGCGTGGCGGACCATTGCGGCATGTGCAAAACATTTGAGCAGCAAAATAAGTGGCTGGCCGCGAAATGCGACGCTTGCGGGTGCGACATCGGAACGGCTCCGCGGCGCGGCCCGTTGCCGAAGCGATGCCAAGCCTGCAGGCTCAATGCCGAACTGCAACGGTACGAGAAGGATTGCAAGCGTTGCGGAAAGTCATACAGAACGAGGTACTTGCACCAGCAGTATTGCTCGCAGCTTTGCGGCCACACCGCGTCTCGGAATCGAGCGATCGCCGAATGCCAGCAGTGCCGCAAGGGGTTTGAGTTATGGCCCAGCCACGTCGGCAGCCGGAAGTTCTGTTCGCCCCGCTGCTTCGCTGAATCCCGCCGTCGCTGGAGAACGTGCGCAGGCTGCGGAGAGCAATTCAATCGCCCGCTACACGGGCTTCGACCTGATCAAGACAAGGGCAAGTATTGCTCGCGAGACTGCTACTACGATGACAGGTGGGGACTCAACCGGCCAAAAAAGAAAAGCACAGACGCGCAGATTAGGCGTGCCTCCAGCCATTCGATCGCCACGTCTCTTCGCAAGAGATGCAAGCACTACGGCAAGCCTTTTGACCCGGCCTGTACGCGAGAGGCGGTGTGTGATCGCGACGGTTGGGTCTGCCAGCAGTGCGGCGTTCAATGCCACAAAGGAAGACATAGGTTCAATAAACGAACCCGGAAGATGAGCCGGCGGAACGCCGAGCACGACCACATCGTTCCGCTGTCTGCGAAGAACTCTGGCAAAGGGAACACATTCGACAACTCGCAGTGCTTGTGTCGGAAGTGCAACAGCCGAAAGCGTGCCAGACGCGGCGCGCAGATGAGGCTTCCATTCGTGGGGTGTTGATATGGGCCGACGTGGACCGAGACCGATACCGACTGAACTGAAGATCCTTCGCGGCAACCCCGGCAAGCAAAAGCTGAACGCCGCCGAGCCGGTGCCGCCGGCGGACGGCATCGCGATGCCGCTGCATCTTGGAGAGGTGGCAGCGGCAAGGTGGCGCGAGTTGCTGCCAATGCTCCAGGCGACGCGCGTGATGACGCGGGCTGACGTGGAGGCTCTGGCCCGATACTGCGACACATATGAGTGGTGGCTTGCAGTGCGGGCGAAACTGAAGGCAGAGGGCGACACCTACCCAATCTTGAACGACGGTGGCGAAGTTAAGTACATCGCCCAGCGCCCAGAAGTCAGCATCGCGCACAAACTCGCACAGCAACTTCGCCAGCTAGAAGCCGACTTCGGGCTTTCACCGGCGGCCCGGACCTCGCTGAAGGTTGAACCAGATGCCAGCCAAGAAAGCACGCTATCCAAGTTCCTTGCCCTCAAGAAGAAGGCATGAGTGGGTTGATGGCTACGCTTACAAGCAAGACGCAGCCGACCTAGTGATTCAGTTCCTCGAGGCCGTTTGCTGCCACACGAAGGATTCCCCGACCGCGAAGGCTGGCGAGCCTATGCGGATGCTCGACTGGCACAAGCACGATGTGATTGAGCCTCTGTATGGGTGGAAGGTGGCCGGCGAGGACACGCGGAGATTCAGGCTCGCCTACCTAGAAGTTCCGAAAAAAAACGCCAAGTCAACGCTTCTTTCCTGCCTCTCGATCTGGCATCTGCTGATGGAGGGCGACGGCGAGCTCGGCTGCATTGCGGCAAAGGATCGCAACCAAGCCGCGATCATTTTCGACGAGACGGCCGCGATGGTGAAGAGGTCGCCCGAACTGGCGGCGTCCCTGGAGGTGATCGACTCGCGAAAGACGATCGTCTGCGCCGCGACAGGGTCGAGCATGCGGGTGATTTCTCGCGATGCTGGGGCGGCCGAAGGCCCGTCCTATTCGTTCGTATTCTGCGACGAACTGCATGCGTGGCCCGACAGGCGGCTCTTTGAGGCGCTCCGATACTCGGGCCGCTCCAGGCGGGAGCCGCTGCTCGCGACGATCACGACGGCCGGCGACAGGCGCGACACGATCTGCTGGGAGCAGCACGAGTACGCGGAGCAAGTGCTCGCCGATCCGAAGTATGACCCGCGGTTTTACGGCAAGATTTTCGCCGCAAAGGCTGACGGGTCGGATGACTATTTCGACCCGAAGGTGTGGCGGCGTGCGAATCCCGGCATGGGGATCACCATGACCGAGGAGAGTTTCGCCGCTGATGCCCAGGAGGCGAAGAACAAGCCGACCAAGCTGAACGGCTGGCTTCGGTATTCCTTGGGAGTGTGGACAGAAAGCACGAACAGGTGGCTTGACCCAGACAAGTGGGCGGCGTGCTCCTCCGGGCCGACTGAGCCGCTCGCGGGCCGGAAGTGCATCATCGGCATGGACTTGTCGAAATCGACCGATCTTTCTGCGTGCGTCGCGTTGTTCCCGTGCGAGGACGGGACGTTCGACATTCAGTCGATGCTCTGGGCACCGCGGGATCTGATCATGGAGCGAGAGCGAACCGATCGCCAGCCGTTCCAGCATTGGGTGAACGAGGGCTGGATCACGGCCACCGATGGCAACGTAATCGACCACGGCGTGATCCGCGAATACGTGCTGGAATACGCCAAAAAGCATCAAGTCGAACGCGTGCTGATGGACATGACCGGAGCGGTTCAGTTGGGTGTGGAACTGCAAGGGTCGGGGCTGATTGTGGAATCATTCGGGCAAGGCTTTCGCTCAATGAGTAGCCCGACGAAGTTGCTGGAGTCGCTCGTGCTCCAGCAGCGGATTCGGCACGGCGGCAACCCGGTGCTGTCGTGGATGGCCGGTTGCGTCTGCACAGAGATCAATGCGTTTGAGGACGTTCGCCCGGTCAAGAAAAAGAGCACAGGACGCATTGACGGCATCGTCGCCTGCATCTTTGCGTTGGGCGGCTGGGAAGCGAACAGCGTGACGAACGCGACCACCACCCCCGAAATCTTCTTCCTATGATCGCACGAAACGAGAACCGCATCCTCTGGCTCCCGAACGAGGAACGCATGTGGGACGAGGACGCCGGCAGCCGCTCGTCGGCCGGCGTGCGAATCAGCCCCGACAACGCGCTCATGGTCTCGACTGTGTTCGCGTGCATTCGAGTGCTCGCGGAGGCGGTGGCGACGCCTGCTCTCCACGTGCTCGAGCGGATGCGTGACGGAGGCAAGCGTCGGGCGTCCGAACTCCCGCTCTATCGCCGGCTGAACCTCCAGCCGAACGGATGGCAGACATCGTTTGAGTGGCGTTGCCAGTTGATGCTCCACGCGGGGCTTTACAACGTCGCCTACTGCGAGATCGTGCCCGGGCAGTCTGGATCGGTCGAGCAACTGATTCCGCTGCACCCGTCGCGGATGAAGGTGGAGCGGCTGGAGAACGGCAAGCTCCGCTACAAGTACCGCGAGGAAAAGGGGCAAGAGACGGTCTACAACCAAGAGCAGATCCTCGCCATCCGCGGGCTCACTGAAGACGGCATCAACGGGCTGTCTCCTGTCGAGACGTGCAAGGACGCGATCGCGTTGGCTCGGGCCTACGAACTCCACGGGGCGCGGTACTTCGCCGCCGGTGC